CTCTCCCCGGAACATCCCACCAAGGTATCATCATATGACTAAACCCATTCCTACCTTCTACTGCTTGTTGATATAATTCCTGAAACAATTCATATCCATTGGGTGTACTTGTCATTATTAACTTAGAATTTGGATCAGCCGCCATTACTGGATAAATATTGTCCCAAAAACTACGTTGTATGTTTTGTCTTACGTGAGCAAACTCATCCAAAAACAACAAGTGTATGGTAAATCCAATCGCAGCCTTATCTGTAGTTGTAGTCGCCAATATCCTAGAATTAGCATCTGTCATCAAACTAAACATGTTCCAAGAAAATAAACCGGGTTTTAACCAAAAAGGTAGATGGGAAATGATAGACTTGACCTTTTCTAAAATCTCTTTACTTGTATCCCCTTTATTTGAGGCTATCATAATATTTTTATCTGGGTGAAAAATCAAAAACCAAGTTAAAAAGATTCCAGCAACCACAGTATTGTGACTTAGAATATCATTTGTATAATATCTATGTTCAAGAGTATCAATAGTTAGATCAAACATACCAACAGAAACGGGGTATGATGTAATAGAAACTACCCTAGAGGCACCTTGCTTAGTATATAAATAATCATCACAAGTTAAATCTTTAACATATTTTTCTTTTAATTCGTGTGTGAACACTATGTGATTATCTGCACATTCTAAAAATAATCCATTTTCTAATAAAAGTGTATAAACTTTATATGGTTGTGTTGTGTGTAATTTTGTTGCCTTGACCCAACCATTGTCAGATTCAACTTCTATATCAATATCAAAACTGTTTATTAATTTCTTATCAACATCATTTTCATCTAAATCTATATTTCTATATTGATACTTTTCTATCATTTGTATCAAAAATAGAATAAGTAATTTTATGTTGTTTTTTAGCATTTAAATATATATTTTAACTATAAATTACCACTCGAAAAATAATTAGAAACTAACTATTTTTTCAAATTTGTAGTTTAATGTATAGTATTTAAACAATCTAAATGTGATTATTTTCTAAAAACACATTAACATTTTCATTAGTCACTTCCTTAAATTCAGTTTTTCTAGCGTATAATTTTTTCGATTTTCTTATTTATAATTATTATAAATATCACATTTGTTGAAAAATAATTAAAATAAATAAAATATTTTTTTTGTACGTGCATGTAATAATTGTATTAGTTCTCCGGGGGAAATATATATACTCTTAGTACTCTTAGGGAATTTGTTTTTAGTAGAAAGAATAAAGACTATTAGCCAAGATAATAGAAAAGGTTCTTTGTCCTTTGATATATTATTTTCATATAATTCTATATTTCTATATTGATACTTTTCTGTCATTTGTATCAAAAATAGAATAAGTAATTTTAGGTTTTCCTCTTGTCATATTTAACGATGAAAGTAAAAGTACAAAAACTGGGATTTAGAGCTTTTACCTGAAATATATGAATAGTTATTTAGAACCATTATGAATTATATTTTATTTGTCGAGAATCTACTATTATGTTACACTTTTTGATTCAATAGTATATGAATGAACTCAAAGAAGAAATAAAATCAGCAAATAGTTTAATAGGTAACAAAAAACTTAACACTAAAATCAAAGAAGCGACTGCGGATTTAGATTGTAAAAGCATTAAAGAAAGAACATTTTGTGTTTTAAATGATGTTACAAAAATACCTAAATGTTCTTGTTGCTCAAAACAAGTAAGATTCGACAAATTAAAAAACGAATATAGTAGATTTTGCTCATTGTCTTGTTATAGTATGTGGAGAAAAGAAAATAAACTGTTTAGAACTAATACTACAAACGAAAAACTACTTAAAGATAAAGATAACTATGTTCAATGTAAAGTCTGTGGAAGCGCTGTAAAATCAATAGCATCCCACGTAAAACTAAGTGGTGATGATATTCACAAAAACTGGGATTTAGAACGATATAAAAAAGAATTTCCAAATGAACCTATTATAGCAAAGAATACAAGTAAAATTCTGTCTGAAAAAAGTAAAGGTGAAAACAATGCTATGCATAGTAGTAAAACTACTAAAGAATTTAGACAATCAATATCACCATTTTCTATTGAATTTTACAAACGCAAATTTTCAAACGAATCTTTAGAACAACAAGAAAAAAGATTAAAAGAATTCATAAGTACTGTTGATTATGATAGTAGATTAACAGAAAGCCAATTAGATTATTGGATTGAAAAATGTAATGGTGATGTAGAACAAGCAAAAGAACTATACAAAGAAAGACAATCAACTTTTACAAAAGAAAAATGTATCAAGAAATACGGTGAAGAAAAAGGCTTAGAAGTTTATAATGATAGACAAGAAAAGTGGAGTATAATAATGGAAGAAAAATACCAAAATGGTGAATATCATAGAAGTAATGGTAGTAATATTAGTTCATTAAATTATGAAATAGTAGAATATTTACCAAAAACTAAATATTGTTTAGAAAATGAATGGTTCATACACACAGGTAAACGAATATATTATTATGATTATAAATTAGGAAACAAAATTATTGAATTTAATGGTGATTATTGGCATTGTAACCCAGAAATATATGAGAGTACTTTTTACAATAAATCAAAACAAATGTATGCACAAGAAATATGGAATTTTGAAGTTATTAAATTACAAGCAGCAAAAGATAATGGTTTTGAGGTTTTAACGATTTGGGAATCAGATTTTAAGAAACACAAAAAAGAAACCTTACAACGATGTGTGGATTTCCTAAAAGAATAAAATAGGACAAAAATTGTCCTATTTATCTAATTTACTATATGACCAATATAACCCGTATTTCAAATAATCTAAAAAGGTTCTTTGTCCTTTGATATATCTGAACCACAATTTATAAATAGGAATAGTACCAATACCTTTGACATTTACGTAAGTGCTTGATAATGAGCACTTTCCAATTTGTCTGCTGCCCACTAAAACATTATTTTTTTTTGTCTGATAGTTCAATAGCATTTGTTCTTGATAAGGATACAATTCTATATGACCTATACCTTTTGGTGTCATCAGTTGAACATATTTATTAGCAAAGTGTAATATGTCTTTTTTACATTTCTTAAACTCTACTAGTTCTTCTGGTGTCATTTGAAAAGCAACTCTACCTTTTCTAAGTTGTGGGTTTTTGTCAAAAAAGGGATTTTTTGCTTTGTTTAGGTCTAGACCATAATTGTCAAATTTGTCTATTAGTTTATCTACTAGTTCAGTTGTCCATATTTCAGAATCGAATTCTGGCTCTTCTATGCTACTAAATTCTTCACCGAATGATGGTATGAATTCTTTTTGTAGGAATCTTTGTTGTTTTGCCATATGTTATTTAACTTTATTAAATAAATCAAACACACTTTTTAAAATAATGTTTGTATAAATAATCTTTAATATGTATAACTATGGAATTAACAAATGACCAAATAGATGGGAAATTCAATAAGACATTGTTGACTAAATATATAGAGGGTGTTATTTCTACACAACCCTTGGACGGTGTTTTAGATAGTTTAACCTATCATTTAGAAGTTTATGGTGAAAATGAGTCAATTGAATCAATAGAAGCTATTGATAAAAGTAAAGTTGAATATGTTATTTTAGTTACTAAACTTTCAACTATGATAGAAATCTTTAATATATTAAAGAATGATGATAATATAGTTATGGTAGACGAATTAGAAAAAGAGATAATTAGATTCCAAGACTTAATTTCCGAATCTATTAAAAAAACCAATAAAGAGCTTATTAATGAATAGAATGAAAAAAGAAGAACGAATTATTGAGTTTGTTACCAACAGAGGTGTCGAAATCAAACTACTAAAGAAAACCGAAAAATATTATATTTTAGTTTCTGATAGTAAAAAAAAGGTTAAAAATAAAAAAGTTTTTGATTCTTTAGATATGGATACGTCTATGCAACAATTCTTTAAAGTTTGTAATTTTTTCACCAAAGAACTGAGATAATGAAAAACCTTTTACCAGAAAGAAGTATTGACCTAAGAGATAGAGGTGGGATTGTTTTTTATGAAGACACTCATGCTTATTACAATGTTGATGGTGTGAAATACACGGGTATGACTACGTTTCTAAAGAAATTCGAAGGATCTGAGTTTGATAGTGAAAAAACCGCACGATACAAAGCAATTAAAGAAACCCTCCCAGAATTAGAATTTAAAAAACTTAAAAAGTTAATAACTACAAAGTTACATGAACCAAGTAGAACAGCATGGACTAAGGTTCATTTGTTCTATGATAAATTGTGTGAAACCTCAGATGAATTGCGTAATAATTTATCTGAAAAAAGACAAGGGTTTTTAAATGAATGGGAAAAGTCAGCGGTAGATGGATCTATTGAACACGATAAGAGAGAAAAAGATGTAATAGAAAATGGTATTACTTGGAACGGTAAATATTATCCATATGTTGATAAAACTATATTAGACATTACCGATAAAGATGTTTGTGTGATTCCAGAAATCTTAGTGTGGAATCACGAGTATAAGTTATGTGGACTTATAGATTTACCTATATTTGATAATGGGAAGATTCATATTTTGGATTATAAAACAAATAAGAAAATTGAAAAAAGTGGTTTTTTAGGAGCTAAGATGAAAGGACCATTTAGATCACATCAAGATTGTAACTATTCTAAATATTCGGCACAGTTACATGGATATCTAAAAATGGCATGTGATTTAACAGGGTTAGAATCTGGAGAGTGTTGGATCATCTGTACATCTAGTAAAGAACATAAAAGAAAAAAAGATATACACATAGAATGTATTGATATGAGTAAAGAAATAAATGAAGCATTTAAAATCTTTAAAATAGGTTAATATGATTAGTAAAGAAGACGAAAAAAAGGTATTAGAATTTTCTAAATTATATAGAAAACGAGCAGACAAAGTTAATGGGTATAAAGATCAATTACAAGAATTACAAGAAAGGATTACTAAGGAATTAGAAGACATGAAAGAAATGAGGGAAAGTGAATTATCATTTTTAGATGAGTTAAGAAACAAGTATGATTCGACACCGGAAGAGATAATTCAATTAATACAAAAAATAATTACAATAAATGAATAAAATTAATATTATCAAGCGTAATGGTACACTAGAAGAATTGAATATTGAAAAAATTAATAAAGTTTTAATATGGGCAACTAAAGATGTTTCTGATGTTAGTGCATCAGAAATAGCTATGAATGCTAATTTGCAATTTTATGATGGTATATCAAGTTCAGATATTCAACAAGTTCTTATTAGTTCTTGTGTAGATTTAATAAGTGAAGATTCTCCAAATTATGACTTAGTTGCTGGTAAACTTTATAATATGTATTTGAGAAAAAAAGTTTTCAATACATTTAATTATTTACCTACACTTTATCATCACATACAGTCTATGGTAAAAAAAGGTTGGTATACTAAAGAATTATTAGAAAAATACACAAAAGAAGAAATTGATGATATTGGTAATAAAATTTTAAACCATAAAAAAGATTGGGACTATACATATGCATCTATTCGGCAAATGAGCGACAAATATCTAATAAAAAATAGAAAAAGTGGTGAAATTTTTGAAACCCCACAATTTATGTATATTGCTATTGCTATGTGTGTATGTGCAGGAATAGAAGATGATAAAAAAAGATTTCAAGATATCAAATCAAAATATAACGATTATTCAGATTTTTATATATCTTTATCAACACCAGTTGTTTCTGGTATTAGAACAAATACAACACAATATAGTTCTTGTACACTTATAGAATGTGGAGATTCTATTAATTCTATCAATGCAACATCTAATGCAATTGTTAGTTACACCGCAAAAAGAGCAGGTATTGGTATGAATGTGGGACGAATAAGAGCAGAAGGTGATTTAATTAGAAATGGTGAAGTTGTTCATACTGGTTTAGTTCCCTTTCTAAAGACTTTTGAAACAAATACTAAGGCAGTTCATCAAAATGGATTAAGAGGTGGTGGCGGCACTGCACACGTACCTATATGGCATAAACAAATCGAGGATGTAATAGTTTTAAAAAACAACAAAGGTTCTGATGAAAAAAGGGTTAGAAAACTGGATTATAGTATACAGTTTTCTAAAATATTTTGGAAAAGATTCTTAGATAATGGTATGATTACATTATTTTCCCCAAATGATGTACCTGATTTATATGACAATTTTGGATTAGAAGCCTTTGATAAACTTTATGAAAAATACGAAGCAGATTCTACTATATCTAAAGAATTTGTAAGTGCTAGGGAATTGATTAGTGATATTATACAGGAACGTTTTGAAACCGGTAGAATTTATATTATGAATATAGATAATGCCAATTCTCATAGTACTTTCGATACAGAAAATGGAAATAGAATTTCTATGAGTAATTTATGCCAGGAGGTTTTACTCCCAGTGAGCCCCTTGAATCACGAGGACGATGGTAAAATGATTTTAAGGTATGTCCTCATAGAAAGTGATAAAGTTGAGCAATTTAGAGAATGGTACAAATCAAACGATATTTATATCACAGGAGATAGTTTTGGATCTTTAACTGAATTATTACATCCTTGTACCGGTAGGACAGATTTTGTAATTAGCACTAGTCAACATGCACCTAATGGTTTTGATGCGATCCCAGTAAAAGTTGAAGTAGTTTATGGTGACAAACCGGCTGAGATTGCATTGTGTACACTAGCAGCAGTTAATCTTGGTAAGGTAAGAGACTATAGGGAATTAGAAAGAATTACAAAGAATATTGTTGACACTTTAGAGTGGGTAATAGATAAACAAGAATATCCTATGTTTGCTGCGTTAAAAATGTTAAAACGTAGGAGTTTAGGTATAGGAGTTACTAATTTTGCGTATTGGATGGCAAAAAGAGGTTTCAATTACGAAGACCCATCAGCATTAGAAGAAATAGATCGTTTATTTGAACACTTTACATATTATTGTTTAAAAGCATCAAATGGGGTTGCAAAAGAAAAAGGTGCTTGTGAATGGTTTCATAGAACAAGAATGTCAAAAGGTGAATTGATTATTGATAATTATAATAAGAATGTTGATAAATTAGTTAAAAGAAAATTAGATTTAGATTGGGATGTTTTAAGAAAGGATATTAAACAATATGGTATGAGAAATTCTACCCTTATGTGTTTTATGCCAGTAGAAAGTTGTAATTTTTTTAAGACTAAAATAGAAGTTGATAATCCTATTTTTAGTATTGAATTAGAGGATGGTACAATCAAAGAGTTTTATTATAATGATGAAGTGTATCTTAATAATGGTGACTATAAATTAGTACAAGAAATAGTAGAAGGTGATGATATTATTATTTAGAATAATAAAATGAGTTCTACTGACATAAAAGAAAATAATTTGATAACTTTATTGAGTAAATATACAAAACAATAATACTTATGGAAATAAAGTTATCAAATTATTTACAAGAATATAAGAACAAAC